TATTGCTCCACCTGTCTTTTGATCTATAATACCAAGTACACCACTATAATCTTTTGCATTAGCAGTTGATTCTTTTAATGTTTCATTGGCTACCTTTCTATCTTTGTTTACTTTCTTTAAAGCAATCTTTTCATCAACTAACCTTTCTTTAGTCTTTTTGATCCTATCATTTAAATCTTTCCTTGCAGCTAAATCTCTTTTTGATGTTTTATTTAATTGCTTTTCATAACTCCTTACTTCAGCTTCAATATCCTCAATTAAATCTTCCTGTAATTTTAAGGATTTATTTAATTCATCAACATTACCCTGTGCCTGTTTTGTAGAAAGTTTTAATGTATATTCCCTTACTTCTGCCATTTGATTGTATTTTTAATATTCTTTAAAGCTGCCTTAAAAGTTTTAGGTAAAGCATTTTTACCTTGTGCAATTCTTATGTTTTCCGTTTCTCCATCAACTACCTGAAGCAAGTCTATTATATTTTTTATCATTTCTTTACGCTATTGTATTTAATAATTCTAAATCTGTTTTACCTGTGGTTAGATTTGTCTTTAAAGAATTTATTTTATAATTGTTTTGTCCTAATTCTATTATATCATTTAACTTTAGGTTAAGAAATATTTTCATTGGTAGATATGCAGTTACTTTTGTTAATCTTCTGCCTTCATTAAATACATCTTGGATATAGGTTTTGTATTTAGTTTCAAATAAGGTATCAGTAAACTCACTTGTATTAGTATATTCATTTACCATTGGGTTAAAATGTATATTACTTGTACTTACAAGTGGGTCAATAGAAACACTATTTGACGGTATGAAATAAGCAACTAATCTTGAAAGAGCAACGGGATTAGTATCTCTAAAAGCTATTGGAGTTGCTGAAGTTTGCCTTATAGGATAAAATAATAAAGGAGAACCATAATAAGATTCCTGATTATCATCTACAAATAAACCATACTGAATAGTTGTTAGTGAATTATCTTTTATATCAGGTAACTTTTCATACATCATATGCTCAAACGGTAACTCTATTGAATAAGATTCACTTGGTGCATCATATATTTCATTGTTTAATGTATAACTATTAGAACCCCACCCTGAATTGTATATTTGCTGATATTGTTTAGCCAATATAGTTCCTAATCCTTTATATGAAAAGTTTACTTCTTTAAAAGGTAGAGCTGCATTTACTACTGATTTTGTAGTATCTAAATATTGGTCTATATTATAAGAGGTGGATGAAGCAGCGTAATAACTATCTAAAGTTTTAACAATAATTAATCCTGCATCATCTACATAAGCTGTTAAATTAAACATCTGAAACAATCCTGTTAAGAATTGCATTATAGTCATCTTTGGTATCTGCTCAATTATATTAAATTCTAAATCAGGAGTGGTTTGAACGTTATTTAAATTACTTATTTCCTGATAGCCTGTAACTGTGCTACTATCATCACGCTCTTCAATATCTAACCTCCATAAAATACCATCAGTAGCAAAATCCATTATAGTAGTTGTCCCTATACTTATAACATAAGTCCCTGCTTCAGAATCAGGTATACTTGCAAAAGTAGAATAACCTTGCACACCTACAAGATTAGGAAAATTCCATATACTCCCATCGCCTTGTCTTGTTACTCTAATACTATAAGTATCAAATAATTGAACAGGAATTATAGCTAATTTTAATGTCCAGGAAATAGTTTCTTCATTTGGTACAATAGTTAATACTCCATTACTTGAATTAGCTATCCCATTTGCCATCCCTCCTGAAGTACTATGTGTTAATTCAGTTACCTGTGACCAAGTAAACCCGCCAATAGATGGAGTTTCAACACCGCCTTTTTTTCTATGCAACCACAAAAATAAATTATTGAATTGGTCATTGGTAGCATCATTAAAGAAATCATCAGAAAATTGAATGTCAGCACCGTAATTATGTGCTATGGTATATTCAGCTTCTATGGCATCTATTATTGTTTGTACCCTTATAGCATATTTAAACTGATTCCAGTTTATACCATTATCTACATAATCAGGAGCAGGATTGTAATATACATTACCATATGCCGATGTTATTCCTAAAGTAGAATCATACCAAATTCTATCGGTATGGGAAATCATAGGAACTAATATATTATCACTACTACCTGAAGCATAATTCCCTGCTGCATCTTTAATCTCTTGGTGTGTATATATCTGATTATACTGACCTAAATCGTCTAATGAACTTAATTGGTCATCACTTAATATGTCTTTTAAATCTACCGTATTACCAAAAAAAGTTATTCTGTATGTGTGTGCTACGTTATTTTTTAAGTCAACACCATTAAGCTTAATTTTACCACTCTTAAAGGGAATTCCATTTAATTCAATAGAGGCATCTTTTTTTCTTCTTGAATCATAGCTATTATCAATATCAAAGTTATAGAAGTGTTTAAATATTTTGTTGTTTGTTTTAGATGCAGGTACGGAAAAGGTTTGTGTAAACTCTGTAAATATTTTCTTTATATCCTTTACGTTTTGAATTGTTTGTGTAAGGGAAACGGATTCATCTTTAAATAATTCAAGTCTTTCAGTACCAATATATAACTGTAATTTTTGCATCTATCTAATGTTGTTTATATAATCAAATGCTTCTTCAAAATCAATACTATATTCGATTAGCCTATCATTTACAGAAGTTTTAAATTTCATAGATGATGTTTTTACTTTTACAGGTATTCTAACGGTAGAACTTTCAAGTTTTAACCATACATATTCTGATAGTAACAACTCTTCAAAGTAACTATTTAAGCCTTCAGGGTAATAACCTGAACTTAATTTATGTGATTGCTTTGCTTGTGTATTAAATACTTTATTAGGTGCATTCTGAATAGAATAGGTTGCAGGATTGTTAGTATTTGGATATGTTATTGTATTTGATTTATATGATTCATTTTTTCTTGCCATAGATTTATCTTTCTTTAAGAAAAACCATAACACCTGTTGAACTCCATACTTATTAATAAAAGTAATTTCATTACCATTACCATACTTTGTACAGTTTACTCTTGCAACAACACTTTCGGGATAGTTAGGTATTGTAGTGGCGCTTTGAGTAAAAATTTGAGTACCTGCTACTCCTGCTGTCATTGTAGCAACAATTCCTGAATAAGTCAATCCAGTTGGATATAATACTGTAACTCTATTTTCGGTACTTACACTATTATAATTCACTCCTAAAGGCACAAGGCATTCAGTAGATTCTAATTCACCACCTGTTGAGGTTACCCTATTTATTACAGCATTGGTAATGCTTTTGGATATTAGTATTGTATTATCTGGAAGTTCAGGGTTTGCACCGTCTTCATAAGTACCATATGCTTCAAAACCTGTATCTGTAAATACAGCACTTACTCCAACCTGGCTGCCTGTCGCATTTAATCCACTCCAAGCAGAAAGTGTTGTTATAATAGCAACCGTATCAGGTACAAAAAAAGAGTCATAAGTGATTTCTAAATAATCTCTTGCAAGTTCTGATATATCAAAATTAGCAGTTGTATTTTTTGTGGTATTTCTAATTAGAGTATATCTGTTTATACCATCAATATTTATAACACACTTTGCAGAGGCAACTCCACTAACAGGTATTTGTATATATTTAAACTGTGGGCTTCTTAATGCTATATTTGCCATATCTTTATTTTAATCCTAATATCATTCGTGATTCTATATCTGTAATAAATGCTTCAGACATTTCTAATTCATATTTTTTAATTCCATTATCAAAAGGCTTTGAAAAGAAATAATTAGGTTTTAAACCTTGTGCATATATACTTTTTTGTAACCAAAAACCCATACTTCTATATGACCCTTTCTTAAATTGACCTCCAGTACTGCTTCCTTTCTTTACCCTGAACCTTATGTTTTTTCTTTTAGCCCAAGAAATCAACATATCTAAAGGTGGTCTTTTAGACTTATATTTAAACCTGCTCAATGGTGCTTTTTGTTCCCCTACCCTTTTAGTTTTTTCACTATCAACTAAACTTGGGTCTGCACCCTTTACACCTTCATCAACAAATATCCCATAATCTTCCATATCGAACTCAATAAGGATTGCCTGGTCATCTTGTATTATTTCAAACTTTAATGAATTATATAAAGTGCCATCACCTTTACCGCTTTTTGCAAGTTTTGATTTGGCTTGTTGTATAACGTATTTACCATAACTATTCATTACAGCTTCTAAATTATTAAATTCCATTAGCAGATATATATATCATTATAAATTTGAACGTTCATAGTTGCTGACCATCCTGCTAATTGGTTTTCAAACCTATCATAAAAAGGGTCTAAATTAGGACTTCCATCTAATTGATACATATCCCTATGTAAGTCACCCATTCTTAAACGTTGTATAAGCCTGTTTAAGACTGCCAGTTGAGTGTTTAAAATATCCTGTACATTATCATTACCTTTAAATCTATCTAACGTTAAATCCTTTGATTGGTCTACTATGTCACAAGCCAATACAGTTATATTAAAGTCTAAAGTTTGCTCATTCACAACTACGTTATTAACGATGATATGTCCAAGTGGAAATATATCTTGTTTGTTGAGGTTTACATCTGTAATATCACCAGTAGTTACTGTATTGATATTCTTATCTGATAGTAGTTCATCTTCTATTGCTTTTGTTAATTGATAAAAGCCTCTTATTCCCTGATTCATTTAAACTTATTTTTAATTTGTTTTGCCTCTATTTCATTTTTATCTTTCATAAATGATAGCATCATAAAACATTCGTGAAAATTTAATTTAGTGATATTTTCAAATCTTGTAATGTCACCTTGAGCAAGTCCGTAAATTGATTGATACCAACCCCATTTGCTTCCGAATTGAGAAACGCTGTCAAGGCTTCTGTCATCTCCCCTTGCTCCTCCAAAGAGTTCATCATAGTTTCCGATAAGTCCAGTCCTAAATTCCAAAAAAAAAATATTGATGATAATACAGCGTCCATTGGCATATCTAATAAATTAACCTCATCACCAACCTTATATTCTTCTATGCTATATTTGTCTTTTAACTTAACCAGTATTGGTCTATATAAAACATTCATTGCCTTTTCCATATTCTCCCAATCACCTACAAAAGTGTCAAGGTCAATATATTCACCTAAAGATATATCATCAAGTTGAGGTTGGAAGCCATACTCTATACTTCCTAATTTAAACTTTGTTACCAGTTGTGGTTTACCTTCAAACAAATCAGTTAGTATGGTAGATATTTCCTGTGCATCATTAAACTTTAAAAGCATTACATCTTCAAGTTTTAAGTCACAGAATATTTCAATCATTTTAGCATTTAAGAAACGGTCATCTGTTACTGTTTCCTGAATCTTTAAGTATCTTTTATATTGTCTTAAAGTAATTTCTGATAATGATGTGGGTATCTTGATATTAAGTTTCATATCTATATAACGTATTTAATTAGGTTTTTTATAGTAGGTAAAGATATTAAAAAAAGGGCATAAAAAAAAAGGTAAACATTTCTGCTTACCTAATTTCCATCATTAACTTAACTACTAACTTACCTCATACTGCTTTCAAAGCATTTACTGCAACAGTATTGTTTATCTTCCTGCATATCTGCACCACATTCGTAACATTCATATTCTGCCTGTTCGTGTGGATTTAAAAAGTCATCCCAACTCATAACTGTTTTGATTTTTTAAGTGTTTCTTTCCAGTCTTCCATAAAATTCTTTATCTGTTCATTTCTAAAATCAGATTCTTCTTCTTCGTTAAAGTCTGCGTGTTCTTTACATTCTGAACACAACCCTGTTTCGTACCATTCATCTGCGTCACAACAATTTGAATATCCCATTTGTTTGTTTGTTTTAAATTAATTCAGGTTAAAAAAGTTTTCTCTAACTTTAGAAGTTTTATAAAATCTTTGTTATTTATAAAATTATTCTGTACTCCTACCTGTTTTAATTATTAATAATAAACAAATATACAACTTATTTAGTTATAAACAATACATTTAATAACTTTTATTTTTTAAGATACATAATAATTACCCCTGTTTGGATTCTGAAGCTGATAAGAAACAGCATACCTGATTGCATCAATTAAATGATTCCAATTATCCTGTGGTGTCTTTGATTTCTTTTCTAACCAAGAATAGTTGTTTAATTCCTTTATTAAATTGATACTACTTTCATCTACTACTAAATCATAATCCTGTAATAAAGATATACCATAAGTTATACTGCCTTGACCTTTTATAGCTTTGACTACATTACAACCTTTAGCTTTTAACTCTGAAAGTAATCTTGGTTCTGCACTATCACCAACTATTAAATCTGTTCCTGCGTGTTTCATATTAAGCAAAGCTATTTCAGAAGTGGTTAAAGCTTTCAGATAAAAACATTCCTTTAAATAGATTATTTTGTTAGCTGTGTCAATACTTGTTTCAACCAAAGTAGATGGGTCAGCAGCAAATCCATAATCTTGACCATACACAGATACACCCATTCTTTTAAACTGACCTACCTTCCAATTAGAAAAGATAACACCCTCTGCTTTTGCCAACCAACCACCAAGCATTTGATGTTTGTATTTTTCAGGTCTTCTTGTCTTTATGTTTTCTATTTGTGCAAGATAGCTTTCAGATAGGTTTTCTATATTATCTAAATAGGTGGTGTGTATGTAAGTGGTATTATCTTTAGTTGTGTTTGACCCGTCCATCACGCCTTTGTCTTCAAAGAATCTTGAGTATATCCAATGCTCCTTTGTAACAGGATTCAAAATCATTATAACTCTGTTCTGTTGCCTTTGGTTTCTAACTGATAAATCTATCTTATCAAAGATGTCTTCAGATTGTAGTTCTTCAGCTTCATCCATTACCCACGTGGTAACATTAGTTAAAGACTTCAGATTAGCTGTTTGGTCACCACTCGATGTCTTTATACCTTTAAAGATTATCTTGCTGCCTGAACGCTTATTAATGATTTCATCTTTGGTTATTCTAAAATCACCCTGTACGTTTAAGGTTTCTATCTTATCTAAAAATTCAGGTATGATAGAAATGTAAGCAGACGCTAAAGTAAACCTGGTAAACAAGATTGTGTGTCCTGCTTCATAAGTAAGCAACACAAGTAATAAGTTTATAGAATAAGACTTTCCCGAACCCCTGCCTCCAGTAACAATGAAGTACCTTGAATCTGTTTCCTTTATAGGCTCATACTTCTTATCTATGCTTATCACTTAAACTTAATAATGTCTTTAAAGTTAATGTTAAATCCTTCACTTGAAGATATATCAACTGATTCAGTAGGCTTACCATATCTGTAACCAAAATATAAAGTCATTGCTCTTGCATCACCTTTAAATATTTGTTCACCTAAAGTTCTTATAACCTTATCATTGTCAATAAGATTATCAAGCTTTTCAATTAGCTTTAGTTCATCTGCTTTTTTGGGTCTACCTGCACCTTCCCTTGCTCCACCTTTTTGTTTCTTTTCCATTGTTGAAAATTTATTGTTTATTCAATCTATATATATAACGTAATTAATTTGTGTTTTTACCTAACTTTAATTTAAGTATATCTTTAGCTAATTGTATTTTTCTTTTACCTTTAGGTAATCTATCAAATAGCTGCTGCATCTTTTGTATTATCTTTTTCAAAAAGTATTATATTTTAAATTGTATTTGAATATTAGGTATTTTACAACCTTTTTCTAAATTATCTTTAGCCCATAATGGTTGTAAGTTTCTATAATGGCATAATTTAATCACCTCTTCTTCTGTATTGGCGGAGGCTAATGGTATTATGTGGTCTATATGCCAATCGCCTTTATTGTCCCAAGTCATATCTTTAGTAAATTGTCTTTCTATATGTTTGCTCACTACTTCAAAGGAAGCACCTAATATTTTTTCAGTTTTGCTTTTTTTTATGTAACCTTTGTTTTTAAATGCAAAATATGTTCTACCTCTTAAATTCATTTTAAGTTTAAATATATGGTCTGTTAAATATTTTTTTTCATAATATTCATTAGCATAATTTGGGTTGTTTGATTTCCATTCTTTATTGTTTAATAAAATTTTTTCTTTATTTTCTTTGTAATGTTTTACTCTATATTCTTTCATATAGTTTGGATTTCTCGCTTTCCATTTTTTGTTTAGTTCTTTTGATTTTTCTTTATTGTCTTTATAATATTTATTGTTAATTATATTTAATGCATCTTTATTTATTTGGTAATATTTTTTTTGATATTCTTTTCTTTTTACTTTATTTTTTTCATAATTGTCTTTATAATATTTTTTTTTATATTCTTTTCTTTCTTCTGATGTCATAATTTATTTTTTTATTATCAAAAGTCTATTTTAAACGAGATGAATAATAAGTGTAATTCTAACGTGCTGTAATTAAATTCTTCTGTGGGCATTAAATACTTCCATCCTAATAAAAGTTGGTTGTGTGGTAAGTGTAATGCAATTTCAAGTTCCCAATCCATAATTTTGTTTTTAAGTTGTTTTTAAATTATTATTTATAATATTCCCCTTGCGTCTGCTACATTTGGTGAACCAATTATAACTTCAGCTTGTTGATTTCTTGTTTTCCATTTAAAGCTTTTAAGAACTAAATCAGCTCTTTCGTTATAAATTTGTTTTTGTATGCTTGTAATAGTTCTGTATTCTTTTTCATTATTAGTAAGTCCCTCTGTTGAGCCTAATAAGTATTTCATAGATTCAATTTCTGATATTATATTGTTGTATTTTTCTTTTAGCTTGTTGTATTGTTCTATGTCTTTATAAGGAGCATCTATTTGCTGACCTAATACTTCAATCTTATATATATCGTGCAGTCTTCTTAATTCTTTATCAACCATTAACTCATTAAACAATTTACTTTTTGCGTGTAGAACTGTTGCGTGGTCTCTATTCACTATGCCTCCTATTTTCTTTAAACTCCAATGAGTTGTTTCTTTTGCTAATTTAAAATATAATGTTCTAAACTTTACAATCTCTGCATCTCGTAGTTTAGAAGATATATCATACCCTGCACAGTTATCTACATAATCTTTTATCCTTTGTAATTCTATTTCGTGTTTCATTTTTTGTTTTTAGTTTACTTATAAAAAAAAAGGAGTAGAAGGGGATTCGAACCTCCCTAAACCTTTCGGTTGTACTTTATAGCAATCTTTACATATTGAAAATATATATCCTGCTTTAATACCATTACCTACTCCTTTCATATTAGTTTGTTCTTAATTTTAAAAGGTGATAGCATTCAGCATATTTCTGTCTTGCTTTGCCTTTGTATTCTTGTTTAAATAATTCGTATAATTTTCTTGTATATTGATATTGGGTTGTGCAGTCTATAAAGTATTTCTGTGCAAACTTAACACCTTTACCTTTAAAGTAATTTACGTTGTCTGCTGTGTCACCAACTATGCATTGTTCATAGAAATTATACATTGCTTGGTCTTCATCTATGTCAAGTATTTCTTTTTTTGTATAGTAATAATTATAAATCAATGCAGGGAATTGCTTATAATCTTTATCTATTGAACAAATTAAAACATTATCACGCCCTATTGCATTACTGATGTCAAACCAATAACGAGCAACTATATCATCAGTTTCTATACCATAACCCCAAATAGAATCATATTGTTCTTTTACAAATTCGTGCATCTCATTAAGTAATGGTGGAATTTCAGATACCTTTCTATTGGCTTTATATTTTTTAGTAATTAATTTTCTAAAATTTCCTTTGCTACCTGAAAATATAAGAACTTTGTCTATTTGATATATTTCCTCTATATCATTTATTATTTTCATAAGTTGCTCATCAAACTTATTTCTTGAATCTGCTATATCTGTATAATATTTTTCATCATCTATGTTTATTCTCTTTCGAAAACAACTTGCAAACACTAAACTATCTGCATCAAAAAGAACAGTCATAACGTTTCTAATTTTAAGTTATAAGCATCCAATGCTTCCTCTTTTGTTTTAAACTGTCCTATATATATTTGTTTTCCGTTTATAAATATATCTGAACGCCATTTGTTATCTCTCTTCACAAAAGATACTCCTAAATTTTTCTTTCCTTTATTTATGTTATTTCTATTTGTAAGTAAATCTAAATTAATTAATCTATTATCAAAAGTATCATTATTTATATGGTCAACTACAATTTTATTTCCACCTGTATTATGATTTAAAAAAGCTATTGCAACAAGGGTATGAATATGAAACCTATTCCATTTATTATTTTCATATAATACTACTGCCAAATAGTTTCTTTTTCTTCCTGACTTACTACCTTTTAATAATTTTTCTTTTCCTGTTCTTTTATAATTTAAACTCTTTACGTTACCTAAATTACTTACTTGGTAGTTAGGGTAATCTGGTATATCTTTATATATTTCTTTCATTTGTTTGTTTTAAAAAGGGATGCTCCTTTGTGATAACCAATGACGAATTAATTAAATTACGGTTACACCCCTTGTTTTACTGTTAATTTTAAATAGTTTCTTTGTACTGATGATTTTATTTGATAAGTAATAGTAACATCAGTTATGTTTTCATCTGCTTCTGTGTGGGTTTCTATTTGCCTTTTAAGACCATCCCATATAGCTTGGCTTACTTTCAAAATATAGCTTTTATTATATTAAATATAAGTAATCCAAAACCTATATACCAAGTCCATTGACATATTATTGCTAAACCCATTAGGAGAGCTTCTATTGCCTCTGCAGTTTTATACCATCCTTTTACCCTTAAATGATTCATTCGTGTGTTAGATGGTATGAAAAAGCTTATTACTATTATTGCTATTATAATTTTTGTATATATTTCCATTACGTTACTTTTATGTTACTTTATGTTACTTTTAAATTACCATTAGTATAATGTTCTACTTCAATACCAGTTTTTAATTTAATAACCTTGTAAGGTTTTAGATTGTAACTAATTAACTTTCTTTCGTAATACTTTCTTAATTGATTCATATCTGTTTGTTTTTAATTATTTAACAAATATAAAACAATTAAACTTATAAACAATACATTTAATAACTTTATTTTAAAATAGTTTACTTAAAGAAGTTTTTATAAATAAGTTTTCCTAAAGAAAACCTTGTTCAGTTCTTATAATCTGTGACTTATCATTTAGGTTGATTATAGCAGCCTGGTTTTCGTTAAGCAAGTAAACTTCTTTTAATAATCTTTTATTTGTCCATAGTGTAGTATCAGGACAATATTTCTTTACAGCTTCAGGTAGTTCTAAAGTATTTAAATGATAGATATAATTTCCTTCAGGGTCATTAACAAAGTAAAGCTTTACACCCTCATAAGCCATTAGAGCATCGTACTTGTCTTTTTCTAACATTTTAGTCTTATAGTACTTCTTTCTGAATTTCATTTCTACAATGCAATCAAAACCTTTAGGTGTTTTACCTTTGGCATCATATCTTTCTGAACCCTCACCTGTCCATTCAAGTTCCCAACCATCTAAATTAAGCAGCATCACAACTGCTTTTTCTAACTCGTGAACTTTATTTATTTTCATTGTCCCAAATAATATTCATATCTGTTATCCATTTGTTTATTACTTTTGGGTTGCAGGTGCAGGGCTTATAAAATTTATGTGTGTAATATTTTGAGTGTAGGAGGCATAGTAAGTCAAATTCAGCAGAGGATAACTCGTGCTTTTTACCCATTCTAAATATTTCCCAGTCTTTTCTGTCAAGTTCTTCAAATTTTTTAAGTTTTACCATCTATTAATTTTTAATTCATTTAGTTTGTTTCTTCTTTTACCACAGTTACATTTTGTTCCTTTGTACTTATGATAAGAATCTACCAAGTATTTTATACCTGTGTACTTTGTTGCGAAGTAAATAATGTTTCCTAATTTCATTTTGATAAAACTTCAATCATTGTAAATATCAATACAATAAATACTATTGCTACTATGTTAATCTTTAATAGTTTTTTCATAATTTATTTATTTCTCGTTTAACATCTTGCCAATAATCATTTACGCTTACCTTTGTGCCTGTAAATACTTTATAATGGCTATCTATTATCTCATCTACGCATATTAAAGCATATCGTTTACCAATCTTAATAATGCTCTCTATCTCTTCTAATGTATTCGATTCGTTATAGTCAGAGAATTTATCTACTAACTCTTCTGCTTTATATTCTGCGTTCATAATTAAGTTTTCTTTACAAAGGTAATTTATATGATAAGATAATTGATTTTTCTTTACATTACCCTTGTTAGTTATACGAGGGTAAATTATTAAAAGTTATATTTATAATTATGTCTTTCAACTTCTATCTTTTGATTTGCAAAGGCACTCATTCCGTTTATATGACTATCAGTTGGTACATAGTAATTCCATTTTTTAAATGATGCTATATAGTAAAAGAAAAACGCTGCTCTCTTGCCTGTATTCTTTTCATATATTACCGTTGCAGTATGGTCACTCGTTGGAATTATCTCCTGAACTTCAAAGGTTTCATTATTAAAGTTATTGGCTCTATCCTTTTTAGAATACCTTTCACAAATTATATCTGTAAAATCCTTTAATTCTTTTGCTACTTGTTTATTCATTTTATTTTAAAACAATTCATTTATTGGTAATAAAATTCCTTTGCTTGTATTGTTGTCACCACCTTTTTTATCTCTTTTGGTTCCTATAAACTTTCTGCATTTAGCTTTTAAGTCTTTTGTTTCTATTAGGTGGAATGTTTTACCAAAAGCAAAGCAATAATATTCTGCTTCAGATATACTAATCCCACTTTTCTTTCCTCGTGATTCATATTCAACATATACATTACCAGTTTCTAAAGCCTGTAAGTCATATTTAACTTCTACTTTTTTTGAGGCAAATATATCACCAAGTTCTTTTTCTTTTACCTGACCAACTTTTAAGTCAAATTTAAAATCATTATTGTAATCCATTAGTATTTAGGTCTTAATATTTTCACTACCATAATATACCAACTTCCAGTATATCCTCCCATTGTTGTACTCACTATTTCTACATCCCAAGTATCTTCCAATA